CAATGGCAGCAGGGTTCGACAGCGGGCAACGCGAGCCCCCTGCTCGGCGGCGGAAACCTCGACGCCGACAGCAACGCGCGCGCCCTTTCCGCGGTGGCGACCAGCGGGCGCCAGGCCACCTGCGCATTCATCATGCTGGGAACCAACGAGGGCAGCGACGCCACGGCCTCGTCGAACGCCGGCACGAACACCACGGCGCTCATCGCCAGGAAGCGGGCGGTCCTCGGCTCCGCATTGATGATCGTGTGGGTCGTCCCGCAGACCACGATCCCGATCGGCACATACCCCAACAAGGTGGCCGCGCGCGCGAACCAGCTCGCCGCTCTTCAAGCGGCGACCGGGATCGCGATCGTGTTCGCGGAGGACCTGCCGACGGGCGATGACCTCGTACACTTCGTCTCGATCGCCGAGCAGGTACTCGGGGCGCGCATGTCCTTCGCCTACGTCCGGCTCGCCGGGTTGCGCGAGAGGATCGTCACCGCCCCGACCGTGGTCGGGGTCTCGCCGGCGACGTACAACGGCTCGGCGCACGGCCTATCCGGCATCACCGGAGCATCGGGCACGGATCTGCGCGCATTCCCCTGGCAGGGCAGCGCACACGCCGACCTGATGTTTTTGCCCATCTTCAAGGGCACGGTAGGCGCCGGCTCGGCGATCCCGACACCATCAGGTTGGACGAGCGCGATCCAGGTGACGAACACCGACGCGGCGACGGTCGAGAACCGGGCCGCGCTGTTCTTCAAGACCTGCTTGCAGGCCGAGCTCGACGGGAACAACGGCTTTCCGCTCTCCCCGACGAGCACTCCGGGCGGCGCGCAGTTCGCGCTCAAGCCCTTCACGGTTCGGGTCCCTGCTGGCCTGGTCGCCGCTCTCGATGGTTCCCCCACGTCGTTCACACACACGACGCTTGACACCACGCCGGTGACGGCCGCGGGCGTGACCACGACGGCGGCCAACCGCACGATCTGCATCATGGTGTTCGCGTGGGAGAACGCCAACGGCCAGTCGTTCACCGTCACGAACAGCAACCTGACCGGGCTCACGCAGGTGTTCGGCGCCAGCTACCCATCGTCCTCGGGAAACTACCTGTTCATCGGCCTCTGGACCGGCACGCTCGTCGCGCAGGGCGCGAGCGGCAACAGCACGGTCACGCCCTCGGCCGCCGCCAGCTCGTGCGGCTTCACGTGGGCGATGTGACCCAATGCCGTTGATCACTTTCCCATTCACCTTCCCCGAGGCCTTCGGGCCCCCGACGGCCTCCGGCTTGTCCACGGACGAGATTACCGCGCAGGTCGGCAAGTTCTTCGGCTCGGACATCTGGTTCGACGTCTCGCAGCCCGACCAGACCGGACACGCGAACTACGTGATCACGCCGGCGGGGGACGTGACCATGGTGACCGAGCGCGAGGCGCTGCGGCAGTCGCTGATCCGTCGGTACCTGACTAACCCCGGTGACTGGAAGACCGCGCCCAACTACGGGGCCGGGTGCCGGCAGTACGTCAAGGGCAAGAACACCGCCGCGGCACGCGCCGAGCTGGAGAGCCGCGTGCGCGCGCAGAGCCTGCGGGACCCGCGCGTGCTCACGGTCGACTTGGCCACGGTGACGCCGCTCGAGGACGGATCGCCGGGGATCCGGCTGTCGGTGAAGATCACGCCGAAGGGCCGGCTCCGCGGCGACCAGGCGCTCCCCATCCACCTGGAGATCCGCTGATGCCGGTGTCACCCAGCTTCGACGACTTGCTCACCCAGTTCGAGGCGGAGGCGCTGACCCACCTGCCGACGCTGACCTTCCTCGAAGGCGACGTCACCACGGCGCTGCAGCATGGCGCCGGGGCGATGGCGGACGCGGTGATCCGCCTGATCGTGCAGGCGCTCAAGGACACCTTCATCGACACGGCCAAGGGCGACGCGCTGCGCGCGCTCGTCAATGACCACCTGAACATCCAGGCGCAGGTTGCGACGTTCGCGCAGGCCACCGTCACGCTGGCGCGGACCAGCGCCGGTGCGGGCGGCACGCTGCTCGCCGGGTTCTCGGTCGCCTCGCAGATCGACTCCAGCGGCAACTCGCAGGTCTTCACCCTCGACAGCAACGTCACGTTCGCTCTCGCTGACAACGGCCCTCACACGGTCAGCGTGACCGCGCAGATCGCCGGCCGGGCAGGCAACGTCGCCGCCGGGCTCATCACGCGGCTCATCGGATCGCCGTTCGACCCCACGCTCACCGTCACCAACGCGGCGCCGGCGGGCGGGGGCAACGACGGCGAGAGCGACGACGAGCTCCGGGTGCGCGCGCGGAACTTCTGGCAGACCTTGCGCCGCGGCACGCTTGGCGCGCTCGAGTTCGGCGCGCTGCAGGTCCCGAGCGTGCGGATCGCGCGCGCCACCGAAGATCCGGTCTCCGGAATCGTGACGCTCGTGGTCACCGACTCCGACGGCAACAGCACGGCGCAGATGGTCGCCGACGTCGTCATTGAGATCGAGAACTGGCGCGCGGCCGGCTCGATCGTGAGCGTGTTCGGCGGCGCGGCGCTGATCGTCAACGTCACCGGCACGCTGGTCGCAGAGCCGGGCGTTGACACCTCGGTGCTGGGCGCGCTCGCCGCCACCGCGATCGCCGGCCGCATGGCCAAGCAGCGCCAGGGCGAAACGCTGTTCCTCGACTCGATCAAGAGCGCGGCGATCGGCGTCGACCCGGACGCGCTCAATGCGCTGGTGCTGTCCACACCGATCGCGGACGTCGTGCCCACGGCCAACCAAGTGATCCGGCCCGGCACGGTGACGATCTCGTGAGGATCTCATGGCCCTGACCAGCGATGAACAGGAGCTGCTCGACTTCGCCACCGGCGCGCTGCCGAACTGGGTGCGCTCGCCCGACGAGTTCCTGACCGCCGCGGCCAAGCTGATGGGCATGCCGCGCGCGACCGCGGTCTACCTGTTCTCGCAGACGCTGATCACGCAGGCCACCGGCGCGACCGCGACCACTCCGGACTGGCTCGCGCAGCACGCGCGCGACCGCGGGACCTCGCGCCAGGCCGGCGAGACCGATCCGGTGCTCCAGGAGCGCCTCCGGGTGATCCCGGACGCGATCACCCGGCAGGCCGTGCTCGACGCGGCAAACGCCATCCTGGCCGCTGCCGGCGTGGCCGGCTCGGCGGCGCTGCTCGAGCTCCCCCGCGATGGCGCGTGGCTGGGGCACTACACGGCGCTGACCGGCACCGGCGGCACATTCACGCAGGCCGGCACGGTGAGCACGTTCACGCCACTCGCGCTGCCTTGGCCGGCGCCGCCGTTCCAGGCCGCCACGGTCGCTCCGGTGGTCAGCTGGCAGCTCGTGATCAGCGGGGCGGCGAGCGCCGGGAACAACGGGACGCGCTCGGTCACCGGGCTCAGCGGCAACGCGGCGATCGTGACCAACGCCGGCGGCGTGGCTGGCGCCGATGCCACGGTCACATGGAAGGCGCAGCGGCTCGACGTGACCGGCAACATCACCGATGGGTTCGCGCGCGCCTACGTCGGCCGCGGGTTCCGCACGGCCTCGACACGGCCGTTCAAGCTGCTGCTGATCCTGCCCTTCGGGACCTCGGCCGGCGCGCAGAACAGCGTGACCGAGTCGATCCGGACGAAGAAAGCTGCGGGGTTCGCTGTCATCGTGGAACGGCGGCTGAACCCATAGACGGGCTAGCAGGTCGGGGCGACTGGTGATCCAAGTCGGAGAGAGCGATACGTCGCTAAAATACCCCGCAGTAGCCGATATGGGCCTCGGGGCACGCCGGATCGTTACCACACCTGTAAGTGTGGTAGCAGCGCGCCGATGCGGCGGCGCATGATGTGATGCAATTGAGATCCGACGTATAACCGAACGTTGGATCGCATGCCACGGGCCACGTGCACCGGTTGACCCAGCCACCGCCTCCCAGGCCACCGCCGTCGCACACGGCCTGACCACTACAATAATTGTTGTCCTCGTCGGGCGTGCAGCACGTCTGGAAGTCCTGCATCTCGCTCGATATTGCCGGCGCCACTGCGCACGCCATCGCACACAACACCACCATCATAATCATCGTCTTCATCGCTATCTCACTTTCCCCGGGCGAAAGCCCTCGCGCAGTTTATATCTCCGCGGTAAGGACGATGTCAAGGGCGCTCGAGGCAGTTCTCGGTCAGCTCGTCCTCGCGGAGCTCGTAGGTCCGGGTCTCGGGGTGGTAGCGCGTCGGCATCGGCGCCTCGACTCGCGTCGGGACCTCGTCCTCGAAGTCGCGCGGCCTGGATCTGGGCATGGGCGAGAGGGTGAAGTCGGACCGGGCGGCGGCGATATGTCTCGCGCTGGCCTTACGCGTGACGCTGGCGCTCACCGAGGTGATACGATGGCGCCATGACGACAGACCTGTATGCGACCGAACTCTGGCTGGGCGGCCAGGAGGTCGAGACCGACAAGCTCAACAACGGCCAGCGGTTCCTACGCGCGCAGCTTACCGATCAGATTCTCGAGACGCTCATCGGATCCGTGGTCCCGACGACGGGACTTGATCCGTCATTCGGTGGCCAGAACGGCGCGAATGCCAGCACCGCGCGAGCCTACGCGCTCTGTGAGGGAGCGGCGTACCTGCGTCAGGGCTCGGCGAACAACAAGATCCAGATCGCCCCTGGAACGCTGCTCCAGAAGATCGCGAACGCCGATGGTAGCGACTCGACGCTCGTGGCCTACAAGTTCGCGGGCTCCGAAGAGTGGACGCTCACCGCCGGTGACGGCACAAACCCTCGCGTGGATCTGCTGCAGATGGCGCTGAGCTACACGACCGACACCCCGCTCAACGTCGACTTCCAGGACGCGATCACTCGGGCCAACACTACGGTGGCCGGCACCGCGACGAAGCGGCGGCTGCTGTGCACGCTATCGGTCAAGCAGGGCACGCCAGGCGCCTCGCCAGTGGTGCCAGAGCCGGACGCGGGCGCCGTTGCCGTCGGATCGGTCCTCGTGGGGAACAGCTGGGCCACGGGAGGCAACGCCCCGATCATGGGCATCGATACCACAGCGGTAAATAATGCCGTGGTGCACGATCAGCGGATTCCGCTCGGGGTTAGAACCTACGTTGCCGACCCGTCGACCTACAAGCTGGTCACCGCGTGGTCGACGAGCAATGCCGTGAGTACAGTGACATCGACGAACGCAACCAACGTTCTGATCATTCCCTGTCCGGTGACGATCGGGCGGCTCGTAGGCATCGGCATATCGCATGACGCCGGGTCGACGATGGCGTCGATGCTGCTCGGCCAGACCTCGGGGACGAACCTCTCTGGCACGTTCGCATCGCGGATCTCGGTGCCCCAGCTGAGCTCCGGTGCCGACGCGGATGACATTCTGCCGTTCTGGGCCTTCGAGAACACGCAGTCACCCGCCGCTGGGCCGACCGTGGTTCATTCGACGACGACCAAGGTGGGGGTGCCAATCTGGTGTAACGGGCGGCGAATGCCGTTCGAGAAGAACCGCATCAACCAGGCCATCCCAGCGGCCGTGCCGACCGATCGCCTGATGCTCAAGATCGCCAGCGGACAGAACGGCACGGTGATCGGCGCAGTGACGTTCTACATCGCCGAGGGGCTATAGCCCGCAGGTTCCGCTCGTCTCGAGGTTGCCGGCGATCGTTTGCCCCTGCTTGACCGTCACGGCGCTATAGAGCACGGGCCGCCAACGCTCCGGCAAAACCTGCGCCACAGCGATCATGCTAACAGCAGCGGCGGCGAAGTACAGATCGACCGTGACCGGGCTTGGCGCGGTTCCCATGATCGGGTTCGCCTCGTACTGGCCGCGCCATGACCTGCGCGCGGCGGCGTGCGTCTGACCCCAATCGCACGCGAGCGATGCCAACGCCAGCGTCGCGGTACCGTGGCGGACGTAGCCGTTAGCGCACCCCAGCATCGACACGGCAATCATGGCCAGCGCGGTCTTCATACCAGAACTATAAACCGCGTTAGCGCGATGTCAAGTCATGGCGTCGGATGATCGTATGACGCGCTGAATGATCCGACGGTCAGCCCGCCAGCGTTGACGACCATTTTCAGCACGACGCGATCGGTCACGCCGAGCGCGATCGGGGATGGAATCGAGAACGGGACGCTGTTCAGTGCCAGCGGAACGTTGCTGAACGCGCCGTTGACGAGGTTCGTCGTGTTGTCCGACGCCGAGACCACGTCCAGCGAAATGGTGGTGATGTCGACCAGTCCATCGCCGACGACAACGATCGCCCCATTCTTGAGACGGTCACCTGCCCGCATCGGCAGCGTCCAGAAAAGCACGGTCGGCCCGGTGGTCAGGATGTTGTCGGGCTGGTTGCGGATGATGCTGGCATTCGATGCCACGGCATTCGCCGCGCCTAGCAGTATGGTGCTCGTGGCGCTGCTCGCGATGTCAGTCCCCGTTGCGACCCCGCAGCCGGGTATGCCCAGGTCGCTCATCGAGCCATCGGTGTACACAGCTTCGATCGCGTAGCAGTACGACACGCCACCAGCGAGACCGGTTGCCGTCCACGTCGTCGGAGCGGGCGGCAGCGCGCTTGGCAGCAGCACGCTCGCGACGTCCACGAACGCGCCACCGGCCGTCGACTGAAACACGTAGAACTTCCAGGCCGAGGCGTCGGCAGTCCACGTGATCAGCTGCTGGCCGGCCGCCGGTTCCATCACGGCGACACCGCCAGGTCCAGCGACGGCCTGCTGCGCCGCCCGTTCGCCACCCCCTCCTAGGCACGCAGACACCCACGGAACTCCAATCAATGCAAGAAGTTTCAGCGAAGAGAACATGCAAATCTCCAATTCTTGGGCGGAAGCATCGCCCTGCCATATTCATGGCGCATGGTTTGCGCGTTTTGCAATATCCGTTTGCGAGTTTTACTTACGTGAGATTTTCCCCGCAGGGAAACGCACAGTTTGCGTCCGTGGAACAATTTGCACGACCGGCGCCGCCAGGGGTCCCTCTCAGCGAAGTGGACGAAGCAACCAGGCCGCGCCGGTCGCTTGGCACGGTACCGCGAGATTCGGCTATTGCGTTGCGCCTACATACAAGAATTGCCTACGATTCTGCGGTGGAAGTCGATTCGAGCCACCCTGCAGAATACTTACCGGCGGACCCCACACCCGAGGAACGGCTGCTTGTTCCGCATTGTGACCAGCATTCCGTACCCAAGGTAGCGATGCGCGCTCACCGAGTCGCCGAGTGGGCCGGCAACATGGACGGCATGTTCAAGCGCGCGCGACGTCACGTGATCGCTGGCGTGATCATCGCCGGAACGAACCTTGCCGCGGTCGGCGCCTACTGGCTGCATGCGCACGATGCACAGCTCTCTGCTGCGATCGCCGCGGAAGAACAGGCGCGGTCGTTCCACGAATATAAGAGCGCGCGGACGCTCGAGCTCGACGACCTGCGCCACCAGATCGCCGAGCTGCGCGCGGTGCTACTGCGCCTCGGCGTATCGGTCCCGGCGACGGGCGGGGAGACCGACGTCCCGAGCGATGCGGATCGCGTGTCGGTGCGGCGGTAGCTATCGCGCCGCAGCGCGCAGGACGGCGCCGCACTCGCCGAGGTCGCACCACACCGGCCGGGGCTCGATGTTCGGCGCGCAAGCCTGCTGGCACGCCTTGAGCTCGGGCCGGACCCCCGAGCAGGTGCCGAACGAACAGAACGGACACCGCTGCAGGATCCCGAAGGAGCATTCCGTGTTGGAGCTGCAGATGTTGAAGCACGCCAAGGGGCCGGGGCGAGGCGGTGGCACGGCGGCGGCCGGCGGCGAAGAAGATCCGCAGGCGACAAGGACAAGGAACAGGACGCAGAAGGCCAGCCTCATGCAGTGGTTGTACCGCATCTGCACCTCGTGTAGGGTGGTGCCATGCCTTTCGCGAACACCGCGATCCTGGATCTCCTCAAGCTCCTGCTCAACAACACGACGTGGGCCGGTGTCGGAGACGCCACCGGGATCGTCGGCTCGGGCGCGGCCGGCTCGTGGTTCCTGAGTCTCCACACGGCCACACCCGGGGCCGGCGGCGATCAGACCACGAACGAGATCTCATACACCGGGTACGCGCGTGTGGCGGTTGCCCGAACCTCGGGCGGATGGACCGTCTCGGGCAACCCGGCGACGCTGGCGACCACGGTCAGCTGGCCGATCAGCAGCGGCGGCACCGGTGGCACCGCCACGTTCGTCGGGCTGGGCAAGTCGTCCAGCGGCGCCGGCGAGCTGGCCCTGTTCGGGGCGATCTCGCCGACGATCACGGTCAACAACGGCGTCACGCCGCAGCTCACCTCGGCCACTACCGTCACGCTGACCTGAGGAGCGCCGCGGCGCATCCCCGATGGCCTTCGCGTTCGTCCAGCAGAACTCGGCCGACAACGCGGCGAGCGCGGCGACGATCACCGTCACGCTCACGCCGACCGCGGGGAACCTGCTTGTATTCGCCGCCACGGGCGATTCGGCCGACACCGCGAGCATCGCGTTCTCGGACAACCTGGGGACGCACAACACGTTCACCCAGATCGGAACGGACCTGGTCACCGGCAACGCCCAGCGCTGCGCCTGGTACTTCGCCGCGAACTGCAAGGGCGGCGCGACCACGTTCACCGTGACGTTCTCGACCGGCACGCGTTTTCGCGCGATCTACGTCGCCGAGTACTCCGGCATCACGACCACAACCCCGTTCCTCAATGGGGCGCGGGCTGAGAACGTGGCCCCGGGAACCGGCACCGATGCCGTGAGCTCGGGCAACGCCAACGCGACCAGCCAACCGGCCCTCGTCTGGGGCTTCTGCATCGACACCTCCGGAAGTACAACCCCGAACGCGGGCACGGGGTTCACGGCACGCACGAACGTGTGGAGCACCAACACCTGTCTCGGGAAGCCCGAGGACAGGCGGGTCACGGCCACGGGAAACGTGGCGGCCACGTTCACCGCGACCACGGGCGGCGACACACACGCGACCGGCGTCGGCGTCTTCGCGGAGACCGTGACCGCGGTGTCCGACGCGCCGTCCAATCCGCGCACGCCAAGCTATCTGCATTCACTCTAGGGAGATAAACCATGCGCTGCTACACCGTGAACCTGACCCCGACGGCGATCGCTGTGGCGACCACCGACCTGATCGCGGTGCTCGCCGCCACCGACTTCCCGATCAAGGTCCGCGCGATCCGCATCTGGCAGACCTCCGACTTCGGCGACGCGCAGGACGAGGTGGTCACCATCAACCTGGTGCGCGGCAACACGACCGTGGGATCCGGCGGCCCGGGGGCGTTCACGCCGATCCGCAAGGTCCGCACCGACGCCGCGGCCTCGTTCACCGCGCGGACCGCGGACACCACGGCGGCGAGCGCGGGTACGCCCGAGACCCCGTACTCGACGGGCTGGAACGTCCGCAACCCCCTGGAGGTCATCTTCCCTGACGAGATGATGGTCGGCACGCACGGCAATCAGTTCCTCGTGCTGCGGTTCGGCGCCGCGCCGGTCGACTCGCTCACCATCGGCTGCTCGATCGACGTGTGGGAAATGAACTGAGCGCACCGTGTCGCTCTTTCGTCCCCCACCGCTCCCACAGCAGCGGCGACCTGGCTCGCTCAGCGGGGTCCCGGCAGCTGCGGGCGATGGCGCGTTCACCGGCTCTGGCGACATCGCCGGGGCTGGGGTCGGTGGGGTCGCGGGCGCCGGGACGTTCTCCGGCTCGGCGGCGTTCGCCGGCACGAGCGCCGGGCAGGGCGTCGGCGTCCTCACCGGATCCGGGGCGCTTGCCGGTGGTGGCGCCTCTCTGGCGGGCGGTGCTGGCGCGCTCGCTGGTGTCGGTGCGCTCGCCGGGGTCTCGAACAACTCCTTCCCGGTCAGCGTGTCGGCGAACGGGCGCTACCTGGTCCACCCCGATGGCACGCCGTTCCTGCTGTTCGCCGACACCACGTGGTCCCTGTTCGAAGACATCCCGATCGCCAGCCTGAACACGTACTTCTCCACGCTCGTCTCGCAGGGCTTCAACGCGGTCAGCTCGAACGCGATGGAGCACCACTACACCCTGGTCAAGCCGCCCAAGGAGCGCGGCGGGCTGCTGCCGTTCACGCAGAAGATGGACGGCACGACGTTCACGGGCTCCCCGAACGGCACGACCGGGGCGGCCGGCACACAGGGACAATTCGCGAGTGACAACTACAGCAACATCAACAACCAGGCGCCCGACTGCACCTTTATCAACAACAGCTACTGGACCACGGTCGAGACGATCCTGAACGCGGCGCTGGCCAGCGGGCTGATCGTGCTGATCTGGCCCGGCTACCTCGGGTTCCACGCGAACGACGAGGGCTGGCTCAACGAGATGACGGTGTGGGACGCGGTTACCGGGGCCGGCGGGTTCACGGGCCAGAGCTTCGCGAATCCGGCCAAGAGCAAGATGTGGAACTTCGGCGCGTGGATGGCGGCGCGCTGGAAGCTCTACCCGAACATCATCTGGGTGATGGGCGGCGACTACGGCAGCGGTGGCCAGAGCCTGAACACCGCGCAGTCGGCGGCGGTGAGCAACCTCATGGCGGGGCTCAAGTCGGTGGCCGGTCAGGCATCGCTGCTCTACACCGCGCACTGGGATCGGCCGGCGCTATCGACGGATACGGTGCTCGCGGCCGGGTCGTTCGACCTGAACGGCTGCTACGCCGACGAGAGCGTGGCCGAGCTGGCGCGCCGCGGGTTCGCAGCCTCGCCGACGAAGCCGACCATCGG